CAAATCAGATCAAGGTGCGTATACAGTTGTTCTTGATCCATACTCCTGGTTTCCAGCCCCCGGCTACTGGAGAGATATCCAGGACATGCCATATATCATCCATGCTTACTCCATGAGTGTCGAAGCGATTGAGTCAATATATACCCTGGAGCCGGACACTGTTGACGCAGAAGACGTGCATACAATTTTAGGGCGGCAAGACAGAGAGGAGTCGCGGCCAAACGAAACCATGTTGGATCGCAACAGCGGGCTTGTTCATGAGCAGTGGAAAGAGCCGTCAGCCGTTAGCACTGGAGACCGGTCAGGGTCCAGGGGGGATGGCCTGGTGGTTGAGTGCTGGTTTCGGGATGAGAATGCGACAGACGGAGTAAGAGTGGTGTCCATTGTCAACCGGGGGCACGTCGTGTTGGCGGATATGGACAACCCAAACATCAATCTTGAATTGTCCCCGGACGCCATTGAGGAGAGCTATGCATGGGGGCGGTTCCCGTTCAGCTATACCAATTCATACGAAGACTCCACATCCATATGGGGGTTTTCTGCAGCAGAGCAGGTGGGGGATCTCAACAAGCGCATTGATGAACTTGTGTCCCGCATGGCGGCATGGGCAAACCGGGTGATGTTCCCGCCCCTTCGGGTGGATAAGGGGTGCGGTATCACCAAGTCCATGATCAACAACAAGCCTGGACTGGTGTTGATGCCTACCAGGCCGGATGCAAGGATAGAGTTTATCCCCGTGCCCAATCCACCCCAGGCCCTGTTTCAGGTGCTGGACTTGTTTACAAATTTTCATGACCGGATCTATCAAATTGAGGATGCCGACAGGGGGGTACAGCCAACAGGCGTTACCGCTGCAAGTGCGATAGTTGCATTGCAGGAGCGCAACGCGGTTCTGATACAACACAAGATCAGGGCCATGGAGCATATCGCCAGAGAGCGGGGTAGATGGGCAATTAGTGCGTTTCTTAACTTTAGCACCAAAGAAGAGCCCATTGAGGTCAAGGGCGAACCCTACACGCTTCAGGGGATATCGCTTGCCGGGCGGCGGTTTCATTTTATGGTTGAATCCGGGTCAACGGTTGCCAGGACATCTATACAGCAACAAGAGCAGGCCATGGCCCTGTATCGTGACCAGGCAATAGACAGGCAGGCGCTGCTCGAAACACTCAACTTTCCCGATTGGAAGTCTATTGTAGAGCGTGTAGGAGAGGGCCAGCTTGACCAGGCCATACAGCTGCTTGTGCAGGCAGGTATGGACGAAGAACAGGCCATGCAGCTAAAGCAACACCTCATGGAGCCGCAACATGGACCGAAGGCGCAACAGGGATCGCAGCAACAGCAATCCGGAACCCCGAAAGCGAAACAAGGAGCAATGGCCTAATGCCTCTTTACCGTTATGAGTGCCCCAACTGCACCACGGAATTTGAGCAGTTTTTACCATTAAAGCAATACAAAGCCCCTGTCCCATGCCCCACATGCGGGCGGGCCGGGAGAAAAATAATCACCTGCCATGTGCAGCGTGACGAACCTACCTGGTTGGATGATAGCGTCCGGGGGTGTCTCCAGGACACCGAATCGGAAAAGCCCATCGAAACCAGGACCGAGTATAAGCGCTATCTAAAGGAGAACGGGATCATTGAGAGATGACCCGCCCGGCGGGCAGCACACCAAACGATAACTGGGACAACTTGGAGACAAGCCCCGAAGGAGCAGCAAAATGGAAGAAGAACAAGAGGTAATGCCGGCAGGAGCCATGCCACCAGAACCAGAACCGGAACCAGAACTGGAGCAGGAAGAAGAGGTAGAAGAGGCGCGGGAGGAACTCACACAAGAGCCCATTTTGGGTAAATTCAAGTCTCCCGACGAATTGGCAACCGCCTACCAGGAACTGGAAAAAAAGATCGGTGAGCAAGGCAATGAACTTGGATCTATGAAGCAGATGAACTCTATGTTGCTGGAACAGATGCAGCAAAGGCAGGCAGAATCCAAAGTTCCCGCTACGGAAGAAGAACAGGACGACTTTGATTATGAGCAACAAATGAGCCAATTGATCAAAGGTGTGGAGGAGGGGGAGATCCCTTTTGAACAGGCCATTGCTTATTCTGCTCACCTTGCTTCTGAATCGGCCACCCGGAACGCTCTATCACAGTATAAAGAGATGACGACGCAGCAGCAGAAACAGGCTGCGCAGGAGCAGTTCCTACAGGACAACCCCGATTTCATTGAACTGTATGAAGCAGGGGCGCTCGATGATGTCAAGCAATCTCTTCCCGGCATGCACGACGATTTTTCAGCATATTTTGCGATTAAAGCACAGCAGGCCGCCGAACAGGCACAACAAGAAGCGGAAACGAAGCGGATTGCACAGGGAGATGAGAGGACAACAAAAGTCTTACAAAAGCCTGGCAATCCAACCAAACAACCAGGAAAGCCCATAAAGAAAATGACTCCGGCGGAACTAAAGGCAAAGACCTTGGCCGACCTGGAGGCGCTGGGCTGACAAAAATAAAGGAATAGAACGATGGCACTTTTAGACCAGTTAGAAGTCATCACCGAAAACTACATTGAATCGAACCAGCCGGAAGACATTATCTTTGAAGACAATGTGCTCCTATATATGCTGATGTCAGGCAAGAAGTTCCAGGACACCCTGGTACAGCCTGGCGAATTAGTTGATGGTGGAAAGAAGATCAAAGTTTTTCTCGAACATGCCAAGTCGCATGTTGGTGCATACGGCAACACTACCAAGATCCCGCAGAGCAAGAAGGATATTCTTAATGCCGCCTTGTTCCGGTGGGCAGGCTATTACTCTGCTAACACCATCGACCTGGAAGAGCAGATCCAGAACAATGGAAAAGCCGCCCTGGTCGATCTGGTACACGCAAAACTCGGTAATATCCACAAGACTATCAGGGACAAGATGGGTACGGATATTTATTCATCTGCGGCAGATACCAGTTCATTTCTTGGACTGGGAGACCTGTTCAACACCACCGGCACCACAGCATATGGGGGCATTCAGGAGAACGATATGGACGACTGGGCCGCCAATGTTGACACCACTACAGAGGCTATCAGCTTCAAGGTGATGCAGGAGATCCGCAGGACCGCCAAGGTAGGCCAGAGCAAGGATGCCAAGCCGAATGTTTACATTACAACAGATACACTGAAAGACGGGTTTGAAAGAACCCTGCAGGTCCAGGCCAGGTACTCAGATACCAAACTGGTAAATGCGGGTTTCGATAATGTGTTGTTCGGCGGTGTTCCGGTTGTGGCCGATGACAAACAGACATCAGGTTATATGGATGCTCTGAATTTGCGGATGCTGAAGGCAAAAACACACACCAAGTGGCCATTCACAAAGCCAAAATGGGAGTATTCCAAAGACCAGCCCGACACCTTGACGGCCAACACCCGGTGGATCGGTCAGCTGATCTGTACCAACCGGAAAGCCCATGCACGGCACACCAACCTGAGTGAACCGTCTTAATACCCTGACAAAGGGTAATTAAAAATGACAATCCCGGTCTCCGGGTCGGGATTTAACCCAATATAAAAGGAAAATCAATCATGGATCAGGATATTAGATTTCAACTTGACCTTTCTGCGGCAGCTTCTAATGCCGGGGCGGCTTATCTGCGGGTGCCATACCGTTGTACTGTCCGCGACGTAAGGGCGACAATTCAGAACGCTTTGGCCAGCCTGTCGTCAATTTCTACGGTGAGTATTGCCGTTACTAACGGGTCAACATCTCTTGGCACGGTTGCAACGTCGGTTGCATCGGTCTCGTCTGCCGCAGTGGTGGCGGCTGGGGCTATCGGCGAATACACCACGGACGCATCATCCGGCAGCACGGTTTTGGCGGCAGATTCTCTGGTAAAATTTGCCGTTGCAAAGGCGTCATTGGCCAGTGCGGCCAGTTCGTTCCTGTTGGATATAGAACTGGACCCGTACGCAAGATCACTTTAACCCTATGCTCGGTAGCTTCTCCGGGGTGTGATACCCCCCTCGGGTGGAAGTTGCCGGGCACCTTACCCGAGGAGTGAATTTTCATATGGACTTTGTCAAAGCAGATATAATTGAACCAATCAGACCGTTGCTGGAAAAAGGCGTGTATCGGTTTTCCAGTAGCGGAAAGATAGAGGCTGATTTTAGGATGCAGGCAGAAACACCGTGGGTACACATAAGACAGGATTCCGTCAGGAAATGCTCTTTGTGGCACCAGGTATGGTTCAATTATTACAACATTATCCCGGCCGGGTGCCAGAAGTGCTGGAAGGTCGTTGTTCGGCCCAGAACGTTAAAAGAATTGTTTGAGGTTCACGACCTATTGGAACGGCTTGATATGCCTTCAAAATGCGGAATTGAGAAGCGGTATAGCGTGCACGGTTTATATGGCGCATATCTGTACAATGATTCCAAGGAAGAGGGTTTAAGCTGCCTTGAAAACATCAGGGAGTTGCTGCCGGATGGCGTGAGTGCGTTCTTGAAAAGAGGTTGTACTGAGTTTGAACATAATTTCGGTGACTCTCGCCAATGGAATGTGACTCCTGAACAGTTGGCG